GGAAATTCCCGTGAAGGGCAAGCCGAACCTTTACCGAAACAAGGTTGACGCGAACAAGTATATTTCCAAACTGCTTGCGGCATCCGTTGTTTTCCCTGACCTCATGAATGAGGAACTTCAAGATTCGTATGGGGTGAAATTCCCCGAAGATTTGTTGAAGGAAATGCTTGACGATACGGGCGAATACACGGCGTTCACGGCGTTTGTCCAAAAGTTCAACGGGTTCAACATTACCCTTGATGACAAGGTGGACGAAGCAAAAAACTGATACTGGGCGGCGATTACGAAGCGAATTTCCTTTATTATGCAATCCATAAGTTGCATTGGTCGCCGTCCATGTTGGATGAGTGGTTTGAAGCCGAAGGTGAGGTAAAAGCCTTTTATTACGCTTCAACCCAAATCAAGGTTGACAATGACAAAAAGCAAGCGGACGAAATCAAGAAAAAGGCGAACAAGGGGAAAGGCAAGCGGAAATAAAGCCGCTTGCCTTCCGCTTTTGTGAAAGGTGGTGAACGGGCTTGGCATCAATTCAAACGTCAATAACAATGGCTGATAACATATCGGCAACGCTTCACAACATTATAAACGCCGTGAACTTGACCGTTTCGGCGTTTCAGGATGTCCAAAGCGCGGCTTCCCACGATATTAACGCGAACGCTTTTGAGGGTATCAGGGAGCAAATAAACGCCGCGACAATGGCAACACAGCAGTTTGAAAGTGAACTTTCAAGAATACAACCGCAATCCGTTCCAGTTGAAATAGAATGGCACACGCCGCCGCAAATTGATATATTCAGCGGAAACGGCGTTGAACGATACAAGCAAGAAATCCAGTCGGCAAACGATATGATGAACCGAATGACCTTCACGCAACAGCAGATTTCAAACAACGCCGCCGCCATGCGTGTTTTACCCCCGCAAGCGTTGACCGACATTCAAGGGATGGGTTCGCGGATTCAGTCTTTACGCGCACAAATTGAACAAGTTCAACGGACAAGAATCGCGGTTGTGGGCGTGGAACAGGCGAACGCCGAAGTCGAGCAGTTACGGGGACAATTAAGTCATGCGGTACAGATTCAAGAGGAAATGAACGCCGCCATTGACAATATGGACGTTTCAGGGGCGAACGCCGCCTATAACCAGTTGAATTCTATCATTGATTCAACCGAAAGGCACATCCGCGACAACATAAACGAACAACAGCATTTCAACAATGAACTTCGCAACGGGGAACAAGCCGCCAATTCCCTGAAGGGTATTTTGGGTGCAATGGCGGGTGTGTTTACCGTTAGGGCGGGGGTAAAGTGGATTCAGGACAGTATTGACCTGACCAATCAGCAGATTCAGGCTGAACAACAGCTTTCAAACGTGTTGGCGAATCAGGGGGCAAGCTATGAAGATTTTATTTCCCTAAAACAGCAAGCCGCCGCGATTCAGGCAACATCCATGTACGGTGATGAATCCATGATTGGCGGCGCGGCTGAACTGTCAACCTACTTGAAAGACGCTGAAGCGGTTAAGGCGATGATGGGGACGCTTGCCAATTATGCGGCGGGTATGAGCGGCGGCGCGGAAGTGAGTTACCAACAAATGGTAGACTATGCCACACAGCTTGGAAAGGCGTTAGATGGGACATATGACGGACTAAAGAAAAAGGGATTTGAACTGTCTGACGCGCAAAAGGAAATCATTGAAAACGGAACGGACATGGAGAAGGCACTTGTCATTGATGAAGTTATCAGTCAATCATGGGCGGGACTTGCCGAACAGATGGCGCAAACGCCGCAGGGCATGATAACTTCCATGTCAAACGCCTTCGGTGACATCCGTGAAAATATCGGGGCGCAACTTTACCCCGTCATTTTGTCCGTGTTCACCATGATTCAATCCTATTTGCCGCAAATTGAACAAATGCTTTATGGGTTTGTTCCGATAATCCAAACCATTATTGAGGTCATCGGCGGCATCATCGAAGCGGCGTTTGCCGTGTATCAGTTTTTTGTTGATAACTGGTCATGGATTGAACCCGTTATATGGGGCATCGTGGCGGCATTTGTCGCGTGGAAAGTTATCACGCTGATTCAAACAGCGGTAACATGGTTGTTGACGGCGGCGAACTGGGCGTTGGTAATGGCAATATTGGCAAACCCCATTACATGGATTGTCATAGCGATTGCGGCGGTTATAGCGGCAATCGTGGCGTGGGCGAATGCGGTCGGCGGCTTCCGTGTCTTATGGCTGATAGTCGTGAACGCCATCCTGACGGCTTGGGATTGGGTGAAAATCGGATTTTTCACGGGCGTTTATTGGGTTATTGACCTTTGGGACAAAATGAAGTTAGGCATGATGACGGCGGGAACGGCGATTGCAAATTTCATGGGGGACATGAAAGCCAATGTTTTGATGATACTCCAAAACATGGTGAACGGCGCAATCGACATCATCAACGGCTTCATCGGCATTTTGAACAAAATCCCCGGCGTTAATATCGGGCTGATTGAGCAAGTGACCTTTGGGACACAGGCACAGCTTGAAAACGAAGCCGCCAAACAAGCGCGGGAAGATGCCCTGAACGATTACCGCAATGAAATCAATGCGGGTATTGCCGAACGGTCGGCAAAACTTGATTCCATGAAGGATGACGCACGGGCGGCAACGGCTGAACGGCTTGCGGGTATTGAGGAAGCAAGAGCGGCGGCGCAACAAAAAGAAGAAAACCAAAGCGCGGCAACCACGCCTTCAGATTTTGTCCAAACCAACTTTGACGGCGCGGGGCAAATGGGAAACATTGCAAATGACACCGCCAACATAGCGGGTAACACCGCCGCAATGAAAAACACGGGCGAAGAAGATTTGAAATACTTGCGCGACATTGCGGAGCGGGAAACCATCAACCGCTACATCAACATTGAGATGGGCGGCATAACAACAAACAACACGGTCAATTCCGAGGTGGATTTAGACGGAATCGCGGAAAAAATCTATGATTCCTTCGGTGACATGATGATGGAGCGGATTGACATTTCAGCGGAAGGGGTGGTGGCGTAAATGTATGATGTTTATCTTGACAAGGTGCTTTTGCCCGTTACCCCTTCCAAAATCCAGTTGAAAATTAAGAATCAAAACAAGACCATAACCCTGATAAACGAAGGGGAAATCAACATCCTGAAACTGGCGGGGCTTACGGATATAACTTTTACGGTGATGATTCCACAAATGAATTATCCGTTTGCAAGGTACAAGAGCGGTTTTCATGGAGCGGCTTATTATTTGGACGCTTTTGAAAACCTGAAAACAAGGCGCGACAGCAAAGGAAACTTTGAACCGTTTCAATTCATAGTTTCCCGCGCAACGCCGAACGGCAAGGTTCTTTTTGACAGCAATATCAAAGTGGCGATGGAAGATTATACCGTCAATGAGGACGCGAAGGACGGCTTTGATTTGTCGGTCGATATAAAGCTAAAGCAATACAGACCGTATAGCACAAAAACGGTTACAATCCAAGTAAAACAGGATAAACCGAAAGACCCGCCCAAAGCGGAAATTCAAGAGCAAAGACCCGCGCAAAACCCGCCGCCTATCGGCGTTGGTTCGGATGTGATAGTCAACGGGCGTTTGCATCGTGACAGTTACGGCAACGGCGCGGGGCAAACACGGGAAAATTACAGGGGAAAGGTGAACTTTATCAACCTGAAAGGTTCGCATCCATACCATGTGACAACCCCGCAAGGCGGGTGGCTTGGATGGGTGTTAGCTTCAGCGGTTAGGGCGGTGTAAAATGAACATTGAACTTTTGATTCAAAACGGGGATAAAGTCTATAAACCTTTGGTTCAAGACGGGGTTCAATGGACAACGGAACGCAAAGGTGCGCCGTCAAAGCTGAAATTTTCGGTTGTGAAAGACGGCGCAATCAACTTCACGGAAGGCAACCCCGTTTCCCTGAAGGTTGACGGAATAAATGTTTTTTATGGGTTCGTGTTCAGCAAGAAGCGTGACAAACAGCAAATCATTGACGTTACGGCTTATGACCAAATGCGTTACCTAAAAAATAAAGACACCTATGTTTACAGCAATAAAACAGCATCGGACGTAATCAGAATGATTGCGTCCGATTTTCGTTTGAATTTGGGGACAGTCGAAAACACAAGTTTTGTCATTGCGTCAAGGGTTGAGGATAACACCACGCTTTTTGACATGATATATAACGCGCTTGACCTTGAACTAACAAACCGAAAAAATCTATATGTCCTTTTTGACGATTTCGGGAAGTTGTGCCTGAAATCGCTTGAAAAAATGAAAGTGGGGATTCTGATTGATGAGGAAACGGGGGAGAACTTTGACTACACATCAAGCATTGACGATTCAACATACAACAGAATCAAACTTTCAAGGGAAAACGATGACACGGGCAAGCGGGATATTTATATCGCGCAAGACGGGGCGCATATAAACGCATGGGGCATCTTGCAATACTTTGACACGTTGCAAGACGGCGAAAACGGGGAAGCCAAAGCGAATGCCCTTTTGACCTTGTACAACGTGAAAACCCGAAAACTGAAAATCACAAAGGCATTCGGTGACGTTCGGGTTCGGGCGGGGACAATGCCCGTTATCAACTTGGCTTTGGGTGATATAACTGTCAAGAATCATTTACTGGTCGAAAAAGCGGTTCACACATTCAACGAATCCGAATATTGGATGGACTTAAATTTTGTAGGGGGTGAGTTTATTGGCTGATGTAGTGGAAGCCGCGAAAATGGCGGCAATAAAAGCGGTGGAAGCAAGCAACCCATCGGGGGTGTACTTTGGCACGGTCACAAGCGTTGCGCCGCTGAAAATCAACGTGGAACAAAAAATGACGCTTGAATCGGCGCAACTGATTCTTTGCCGAAACGTCACAGACCATAAAACTGAAATGACGGTTGACCATTACACGGAAAACGAAACGGCGCATACCCACGCCATACAAGACACTTACACAGGCGGCGGTTCGTCATCCCCCACGTCACACCGCCACGCCTACACAGGCAGAAAGACCTTCACAATTCATAATGGCTTGGTGAATGGTGACAGGGTTCTTTTATTGCGTGTTCAGGGCGGTCAAAAATATGTTGTGTGGGACAGAATCACATGATACCGTCCGCAGACAGCTTTTTGAATCAAGACTTCGTAATCGAAGAACAAACAAGCCAAACATACCGCATGGATTTAGACCAATTAAACATTCGCGGCATGACAGACGGGCAAGAAGCAATGAAACAACTGATTTACAAAATCCTGAATACCGAAAGATACCAGTACATCATTTATTCATGGAATTTTGGGGTTGAGTTCATTGACTTGTTCGGTGAACCTATATCGTTTGTTTTGCCTGAAATCAAACGGCGCATCATTGAAGCGTTGACCTTTGACAGTCGAATTGAAAGCGTTGACAACTTTGAATTTGAGATTGGGAAAGGCACGGTTCACACGATATTTACAGCACACACCATTTTTGGGGATGTGCAAATTGAAACGGGGGTGAATATTTAATGTTTGAGGATTTGACTTATGAAATCATCATGCAACGGATGCTTGACCGCATACCCATGAATGTTGACAAACGGGAAGGTTCAATAATTTGGGATGCTCTTGCCCCCGCCGCCGTTGAACTTATGCAGATATACATTGAACTGAACAACATCATGAATGAATCCTTTGCGGACACGGCATCCCGCGAATTCCTGATTCGCCGCGCCGCAGAAAGGGGAATCGCGCCTTACCCCGCGACAAACGCGATTTTGCGCGGCGAGTTTACCCCCGCAACCATCAACATGACGGGGCGGCGGTTCAATATGCCGAACACCGACAATATAAGCTATATCGTGCGGGAAATGATTTCCGAAGGGGTGTATCAAGTCGAGTGTGAAACGGCGGGGATTGTGGGGAATCAGCATTTAGGGACAATCCTTCCTATTGACTATATAAACGGCTTGCAGACCGCCGAACTGACCGCCGTGTTGATTCCCGCCAAAGACGAACAAGACACCGAATCCTTACGTCAAGAATACTTTGATTCTTTCAGCGGCAAAGCATACGGCGGCAACGTCAAGGATTATCTTGACAAAACCAACAGCTTGAACGGAGTGGGGGCAACCAAAGTAACGCCGATTTGGGACGGCGGCGGGACAGTCAAATTGACCATCCTTGACGCGCAATATAACCCCGCATCGGAACTTTTGATTAACAACGTACAGGAAGCCATTGACCCCACACAAGACGGAACAGGGCTTGGAATCGCGCCAATCGGTCATGTTGTGACGGTTGACACGGCAACGGAAATCAGCGTGAACATAACGGCAAGCCTTGTTTTTGACAGCGGCTATTCTTGGAATTCCGTTCAAGGTCAAGCGGTTCAACTGATTCAAAGTTACTTGCTTGAACAAAGAAAAGCATGGGCGAACCAAACAACTTTGATTGTGAGGTTGACGCAAATTGAAACGCGCCTGTTGTCCATTGACGGAGTAATCGACATAAGCGGAACAAAAATCAATGGCGTTGCGGACAATTTGACCCTGACAGGCTATGAAATACCCGTGTTTGGGGGGATTAACGTATGATGCGAGAAGTTTCCCTGATTGAATATTTGCCGTTGTTCATTCAGGAATACCATGAAATGCGAAAGATAATGACCGCCGAAAACCCCGAATTTCAATTCCTTTGGGAGTTGAACGGGCAACTAAGGGATAACTTGTTTATTCTAACGGCGGGTGAAATCGGCGTGAAGCGGTGGGAAAAGCTGTTAGGCATTTTCCCGCTTCCATATGAAACGCTTGACGAAAGAAAAGCAACCATCCTTTTGCGGATAAATGAACAACTACCCTACACCATGCGGATGTTACGCAATATGCTTGAAGTAGTTTGCGGCGAAGGGAATTTTGAAATAAACCTTGACGCAAACGCTTATTCGCTGAAGATTCAGTTGGCGATTTTTTCAAACACCGTAGCGGACAACGTGGCATCCCTACTGAAACGCATCATTCCCGTGAACCTGATTTTCATTGTGGCGAACGATACGGTTCAGCTTGCGGAATTGTATTACATCGGCGCGATGTTGCAAAGCATGACCCACAATTTAAGGACTTCCGTTGATTTGGCTTTTACTTTTGACAATGCCGAATCAAGCGGCGAATACCATGTTTTGACCGCCGCCCTTCATTCGGCAAGGCACGAATCAAACATTTCCGTTGATTTGTCCGTTACCTTTGACGGCGTGGAAGTTAGCGCGAACGCTTATGTTGGAAGCGGACAGATTTTGACTTTCCAACACCACAAGTCAAGGGGTTCAGTTTCCTTGTCTGAAACGCTTGACATTAACCAATCAGGGCAGTTACACACGCCGATGAACAACGTCATAACGGCGCACATAACGCAACAGGCAAATATTTCAATTTAAGAAAGGTAGGTTTTTCAAATGGCAGTTTACAACAATGTGGTGGTGACGGATGCGGGGATTGCGCTTTTGCGTAACGTATCACTTTTGAACCGCGCTTTGAACGCATCAAGAGTGGTGACAAGCGCATCCGTGGTGAGTAACCCCCAAACGGCAACCACGATTCCGAACGTGGTTCAAAATCAACCGTTTAGCCTTTATCCGCACGGAACGAATCAGTTTGTGCTTGAAGCGCAACTGACCAATGCGGGGGTTGCGGCGGCTTACAACCTGAACACCATCGGATTTTACGCGAATGACGGCGTGACGGGGGATGTCCTTCTTGCGGTCATAACGGCGCAAACCCCTGACCTGATACCCCCCGCATCCAGTTACCCCATCAACTTGAATTTCAGGGCGTTCATTGCCCTTGACAGCGGCGGCAACGTGACAATCAACGCATCCTTCGCGGGGTATGCCACAATGGAAACTTTGGGCGAACACATGACCGCGAATGTTGAGGGTGAAGATGGCGTTCACGGTATACGCTATTTTGAGGGTGCGCTTCAGGTTTGGAACGGCGATGAATGGGAAGATGTGGCAATAACCGACAAATACAGGGTTTACGGCGTTTCCGTTGACCTGACCAATCCGAACCCTGAAACCGCCGTGACTTATACGGATGATGCCGCAAGCATGACGGGCGGTAATGCGGCGTGGGACACGATGCCGATTTTCAAAGACATCAAGCCTTGTATGCTGAAGAACGGGCAAGTTCAATATTATTTGAACCCGTCAAACTTCGCGCAAAAAGCGGATGGAACAGCCGCCGACATCACAAGCGGCAATGACGGCGATGTGATGATTGAAATTCCCAAATGCGGCTTGAAAATCAACACAACCAACAACACTTTGACCATCAAGGTGACGGATGACCCCGCAAACCCTGAATTCCGCTACTACGCGCATACACGCGACACCGAAGGTGATAGAAACAAGCTGTATATCGCCGCTTACAAGGCTTATGATGACGGAACAAAATTGCGGTCATTGAGCGGTAAAGCACCGACAGCCAATCAAAACATAGGTTGGTTCAGGACACACGCGCAAGCGAACGGGGCGGGTTATGACCAAATGAGTTTTTACCCCCTGACCCTGATTCAAGCGTTGTTCCTGATAAGGTTCAAGAACCGCGACAGTCAAACGGCTTTGGGGCGCGGCTTTGTGGACGGCAACAGCGCGGCAATCAATACGGGCGGGACAAATGCAAAAGGAATGTTTTTCGGCGAAGGCACGGGGCAGTTGCAAATGAAATGTTTCGGGCTTGAAGATTTGTGGGGCAACGTCTACAACTGGATTGACGGGCTTTATTCAACCGCAACCCGAAACATTATGACCGCCTTCAAAAATTTCAATGACACGGGTTCAGGGTATACGGACAGGGGACAAGGCGCGGCGGCTGATATTGGAAACTACATGAGCAAGCCGCAAGGCACAACCGAAACGGGCTTCATTGCCAAAGAGGTCACAGGTTCAGCGACAACACACTTCGCGGATTATGCGAGTTTGTACGCTGACCGCTTGCCGGTTTTCGGCGGTATTTGGACGATTGCTTCGAATGCGGGTGTTTTTCGGCTTAGTGTGAATTATTCCGCTTCGAATGTGAGCGCGTCCGTCGGCGGGCGGCTGATGTTTTTATAAAAATCACGGGCAACAAGGTTTGTGGGAATCAAATCACACGAAAAAAGAAGAACACAGATAATGCGAATTTGAACACTGACCACTTACCGAATTTCAGCGGTAATTGGACGAATGCTTCGAATGCAGGTGTTTTTCAGCTTAATGTGAATAATTCCACTTCGAATGTGAACACGAACATCGGCAGGCGGCAAATGTAAAGCAAAACCAAATCTGCCATTGTTGCCCCGCCACTTGGCGAAACATAACAAAGCATCATGGCTGTACCAGTAAAGGGCGGTGTTTTCCCCGCCCTTGAAAATTCGGCTTCAACCCTACATCAAACAGGGGGTTCAACATGAAAAGAGCTGGAAACATTTATCCCCAAATCTATGACCTTGAAAATTTGAGGTCGGCGCACAAACACGCAAGGAAAGACAAAGCATATTACAAGGAAGTTCAGATGGTCAACGGCGATGAGGATTTCTATTTGAAACAGATTCAGGAAATGCTTATTGCAAAGACCTATGACGTGAGTGAATACGAACACAAAATCATTGCGGACAGCGGAAAGGTTAGGGAGTTGATGAAGTTGCCCTATTTCCCTGACCGAATCATTCAATGGGCGATTATGCTTCAGATTGAAAAAGTATTTTCGCAAGTGTTCACGGATTTCACTTGTGCTTCCCTGAAAGGGCGCGGCATACACAGGGCAACGCAACTTCTTGACCGATACATGACGGACGTTCCGAACACGCAATATTGCTTGAAACTGGACATAAGCAAGTTCTACCCGTCCATTGACCATGAGATTTTGAAAAGTTTACTTCAAAGAAAATTCAAAGACCCTGACCTATTGGATTTGCTTTTCAAAATCATTGACAGTATGCCGAACGGGAAAGGCGTTCCCATCGGTTCATACCTTTCACAGTATTTGGCGAACTTTTACCTTGCCTATTTTGACCACTGGTTGAAAGAAAAACAAGGTGTGAAGTATGTCATCCGATACATGGATGACGTTGTGATTTTAAGCGATTCAAAAGAATTCTTGCACAGCTTGAAGCGCAAAATGGACGTTTACCTTCAATCCGAATTGCGTCTGAAAATCAAAGATAATTGGCAAGTCTTTCCCACAAACACAAGGGGCATTGATTTTGTCGGTTATCGGCATTTTTACGAATTCAAGCTGTTAAGAAAAACATCATGCAAGCGTTTCAAAAGAAAAATGCTGTCTATCAGAAAGAAGGTGATGCAAAATAAGCCTGTAAACTATACTGACTGGTGTTCAACAAACTCATACAAGGGTTGGTTGAAATGGTGCGATAGTTTCAGGTTATCTCAAAAATACATCACGCCGATTCAAGCGGCGGTTGATGCCTACTACTTGCGAAATATTAGAAAGGCGGCGAGAGCATGAAAGACATGGGTGTTGTTCAAGGAAGCGCGGAACAGGCTGTTCCCCTCATAATCGGGAAAGATACCGTTTACGTCCACACGGACATTGAGCGGATTCCCCCCGATGACGAGCGCGAGGGCGATTTGTACCAGTATCACGAAGTTCAGTATGAAAAGGATGAGTACATCCGCTTCATGGCTGAACAAATCACGGACACGCAACTTGCGTTGTGTGAAATCTATGAAGGGTTGGTGTAGGACATGGCGAAGGTTTACGCTGATTTAATCCGAAAGGGCTTGAAAACCCTTGAAGATGTGCCTGAAAAAATCAGGAAAGAGGTTCAGTCATTGCTTGGTGACTGAACCTTTTAATTTAAGGAAAGAGAGGTGATTCAGCTTGAAGGAAGGATTATTGACGGCAATCGGCATTGTCGGAAGTTTCATTGCCACAGCTTTGGGCGGGTTCGATGCGGGGCTTGTGGCGTTGGTCACGTTCATGGGGGTTGACTATGTGACGGGGCTGATTGTGGCGGGGGTTTTCAAAAAAAGCAAGAAATCAGACGGCGGGGGATTGGAAAGCGGCGCGGGGTTTAAGGGGTTAATCAAAAAAGGAATGTCCCTGTTGTTTGTCCTGATTGCCGTTCAACTGGATAGGTTCATCGGGACAAACTTTGTGCGGGATGCCGTGATTATCGCGTTTATCAGCAATGAACTAATCAGCATTGTTGAAAATGCGGGTTTGATGGGTGTTCCGATTCCCGCCGTCATAACAAAAGCCATCGACATACTGAACAAGAAAGGGGATAATCATGAAAATCATTGATAGGGTTCTGACAAAGAACGATTGTTACACGGCGAACCGCCAAATCGCGGTTAAGGGCTTGATGATTCATTCGGTCGGTTGCAGTCAACCTTCCGCAATAGTATTCATCAAGAATTGGGACACGCCGAAACCGAACGGAAGTTCCGTATGCGTCCACGGGTTCATTGATGGAAACACGGGGGATGTGTATAAGACTTTGCCGTGGAACTGGCGCGCTTGGCATTGCGGAAGCGGCAACAATGGAAGCGGGAACAATACCCATATCGGGGTTGAGATGTGCGAACCCGCCACAATCGCATACACGGGCGGGGCATCGTGGACGGACAAAAACCCCGAAAACACAAAAGCCGTTGTAATGCGGACATACAAGGCGGCGGTTGAACTCTTTGCCTTCTTGTGCAAGGAATACAAACTTGAACCGCTTGCCGATGGGGTTATCATATCCCATTCCGAAGGGTACAAGCGCGGAATCGCAAGCAACCACGGCGATGTTGAACACATTTGGAACAAGTTTGGCTTGACGATGGCGCAGTTCCGAAAAGACATCAAAGCGGCGATGGGTGGGACAACCGCCGCAGAACCGCCAAAAGCAACCCCCGCGCCTTCAACGGGTTACAAAGTCGATGACGTGGTACAGTTTACGGGCGGCGGGGTGTACAAATCTTCAGACGCGCCGACACCGACACATTCACGGGGGAAATCCCGTTGCAAGGTGACGCAAGTTTACAACGGGAAGCATCCCTATCATCTCATAAGCGAAGATGACGGCGGCGTTCATGGGTGGGTTGATACTGTTGACATCGGCGCATCCTCAACCCCCGCCCTGAAATCCGTTGACGAAATCGCCAAAGAGGTTATCAATGGCAAGTGGGGAAACGGGGATGAGCGGAAGCAAAAACTGACCGCCGCAGGGTACAATTACAGCGAGATTCAAGCGCGGGTTAATACCCTTTTGAAGTAAAATCCTTGTTACTACCGTGTTACTAACAGTTCAAGATTAGCGGGGTTTGGTAGAGCCTAACACGGTATGAACCATTGAATTTTACTGAACTTTCCCGCCGTTTCAGGGTTTGAAAAAGCCTAAAATTTATGATAAAATGATAAAGGTATCGCAAGCCAAAATCATAGAATCAAAGGAGGCGGTCCGTAATGGGCAATAATAGTATATCACATGCGAAGTGGAATTGCCAGTATATCATATAGTATTCATCCCGAAATATAGAAGAAAGGTTCTATATGGGCAGATAAAAACGGATGTGAGAGAAATCATAAAGAAACTGTGTGAATATAAAATGGTGGTCATTACTTTAAACCTGCTATCAGAAACTTCACACGGCTTTATAGCTGAGTAGTAACCACTCAAAACGCTTGCTCCCCAATTTTTTTGTTTCCACTTGATAGGTTTTCAATTTTTTGATATAATCAAAAAAGAAATTTTAGTATTGAGGTTAAATGAAATGAGTAAGCTAAGCGCAGAAGAATATAAATCCTTTGAGAACATAAAACAAGCCGACGAAAACGGTGAGGAGTTTTGGTATGCCCGTGAACTGTCTACGGTTTTACAGTATACTAAATGGGAAAATTTTTCAAGAGTAATTAAACGAGCTATGCTAGCCTGTAAGAACAGCGGTTATGAGATAGACGACCATTTTCCTGAGGTCAGGAAAATGGTCGAGATAGGCAGCGGTGCACAGCGCAGTAAAATTGATTATAAGCTCACGCGATATGCCTGTTATTTGATTGTGCAAAACGGAGATCCTCGTAAAGAAATCATAGCTTTAGGGCAAACTTATTTTGCTATTCAAACCTGCCGTGCCGAGGTTGCGGACACTTTTAATCAGCTTGATGAAAACAATAAGCGACTTGTTGCACGGGGCAATATAAAACAATGGAATCAGCTTTTAGCTGAAGCTGCGCATAATGCGGGCGTTATTACAGATGAAGAATTTGCTATTTTTCAAAATTCCGGCTACATGGGATTGTATGGCGGTTTAACTGTTGCGGATATTCATAAGCGCAAGGGATTGAACGAGAAAGAAAAAATTCTTGATTTTATGGGAAGCACGGAACTTATCGCTAACCTTTTCCGTATTTCACAGGCCGAGGAAAAACTTAAAAAAGATAAAGCTGCAACACCTGCCGAAGCAAACAATATTCATTTTGAAGTTGCGGAAAAAATCAGAAAAGCAATGATAGAAATGGGTGCGACATTACCGGAAGATTTACCAAAACCAAACAAAAGTGTACTGGTGATTGAGCGTGAAGAAATCCGCAAGCTGCGAAATTCAAAAAAACCTCTTATGCTTGACGAATAGTTTTAACGTTTTCGTGAGGTTACGAAAACGTTAGAAACAAAAAAATTCAATAATTTTTATACACACAGCGGCAGCTCACACGGGTTGCCTCTTTTTATTTTCATACTTCGGGCCAATTTGGCCCGAAGTTACACGGGTTTGGGGCGTAGCTCCAACAAGCAGAGTTTTTCAAGATTTCCGACCCGGAAATTTTTGAAAAACGTGCAAGTGTGGCCGCACTTGCTTTGCTTGCCATTTGGCGGTATACCCAAAAAAGTATAATTTTGTTCGGTTTTTATTTATGATATAATAAATGCAGATTGATTTTTAAAATTTTTTTAATTTTTATGTAGCTTTTTTGATATGTAAAAGGTATTCATAGTGAAAGGGGGCGTTTCATGAGCATACAATCATTACGTACGGATGATTGTATTGATGAAGTGATTAAAAAATATTCTGCAATGATATACAGGCTTACTTATTCAAGGATCCCGTCTAAAAATGATGCTGATGATATTTTCCAAGAAGTATTTTTAAGATATATCAGCAAGAAACGCATTTTTGAAAACGAAGAACATAGAAAAGCTTGGCTTATCCGCGTCACAATAAATTGCAGTAAAAAATTATGGACTTCCGCATGGTTTAGAAAAACTGTACCTTTGGAAGATACAATTACTTTTGAAATGCAAGAAGAATCCAAACTTAACAGTATTTTAACTACTCTTTCCCCGAAAAATCGCACAGTCATATATCTGTTTTATTACGAGGATATGAGTATAGCGCAAATCAGCAAGGCTTTGGGCGAAAAGCCTTCGACAATCAGAACTCGTCTTACACGTGCCCGAGCTAAATTAAAAGAAAAATTGAAAGGTGATATTTTCGTATGAATAAAAATATTTATACTGTCATGCAAGATCAAGTGTCGCCAAGCAATGAATTGATAAAAACAACAAAAGAAAAAATGAAAAAAAGCGTAAGACACGAAAGCAGAAACCAAAGAAGCTTTTTTATTCGTTATTCTCCTGTTGCGGCTTGCCTTATTATTGTTGCGGCAATACTATTGGTAGTTCTGTCCGGAAAAACTGAATTACCGGGCATTTCAAACGAACAACCGTCAACTACTTCTAATGGCCAAATAGAAACCGAGAAAAATGGCGCAATTTATAACGATATAGATATTTCCCTTATTGTTAGGCATGGAACCTCAAGTAAAGTACCGTTCGGTTATTTTTTAAAAGATCGGATCGTATCAAAAATCAATCACGCCTCCCCCCTTGAATATATGAATAACGGGATAACCTGGGAACGCAAAAATTTCACAGATGAAGATATAGAAACCGCTTTTGGAATAACCGTAAAACCTCCTGCTCTCTCTGACGGGAACTATACAACAGAACAGGAAATTTTAAAAAACGGAGTTACCGGGAAACTCGTAGCGTATAAAACCACATATATTTATTTCAACAAAGATACAATGGAATTTGAGCGTAGC